AGAAGGTAATATAGTATTTAGAAACTGGGAAGACTCAGTAAAAAATAAATAATGAGTAAAAGTATAGTAGAATTATTAGAAGCATATCCGTTACCGGAGCAAAAAGAAAAACCACCATATAAAATATATTGTGATATGGATGGCGTACTTACTGATTTTGAATCAAGGTTCGAACACTTTACAGGTAAGTCTCCTAAAGACTACGAAAGAGAGTATGGAATAGAACAATTTTGGCATTTAATTGATTCGAAAATAGGAGTTAGATTTTGGGTAGGTATGAGCTGGATGCCACAAGGTAGTGAATTATGGAACTTTATTAGTCCATACGGACCTTCCTTATTAACTTCACCATCTAGAGATAATACGTCTAGGTTAGGTAAAAACTTATGGGTAAAAAATAATCTTAATCCTAAACCAAAAGTTATATTTGCATACTCAAAAGATAAACAAAGATACGCTGATGAGAATAGTATTCTAATAGATGATAAAAAATCTAACATAAATGAATGGAATGCTAAAGGAGGAATTGCAATTAGATGCAAAGGCGGAGACGTAACATCAGTTATAAATGAATTAAAAGCACTAGGTTATGAGTAAAGAAACACTTTTAAAAAAAGACTTTAAAGAAAGTGATGTTCAAAGAATTAGAAATATAGTCAATAAAGATTTTACCTCAGGTACCAAAATACAATCAGGGTACCGTAAGAGTTCTAAGAAGCATAAAGAAGGAGATATATGGGAAGAAGGAGGCAAACAATGGACTATTATTGACGGCATTAAGCAAAATATTACTAAACTAGATGCTGCTAAAAAAGCTCTTCGTATGCCTTTATGCTGTCCTAAGTGTGGAGGACCTTTAGAGCATTGGATGTCTAAAAAAATGTATAAGATACATGGTTTTTGTTTTGATCCTTGTACTGTAGAGTTTGAAGCTGAATTAAGAAAAGCTGGACTATATAAAGAGTACGAGAAAAAAATGATAACTGGTAATATTAAAGAGTTTATTAGTGATATAGAAAGTTGGGTTTTAAACTCAATAAACGATAAAAGTTCATTTGTTACTGAAGCAGGAGATATAGAAGATTGGGGCGGTATGTCAAATAAAGCTAAAAAGAAAATACTACAGGACTTAAAAGACTATACCAACAGAATACGAAAGCAGTTATAAAGATATATTTATATAAAAGCAAGTCGATGGCTACACAGAGAGAAATATTAGAAAGCGTACTAAAAGAGTTAGTTAATATTAAAAAACATATGCCTAATGGTGAGTTAAAAGCACTAATTGAGGATGTTAAAGATATGAAAGAAGATATGTCTGAACTTAAATATACCTTACTTAACCCAGAAGATGGTGTAATCGTTAAAACTAACCAAAATACTTTATTTAGAAAACAGCTTGAGGGAAATCAAAAAGAGTTTGATAACAAGATGTTAGAGATAGAATCTATGAAGAGATGGAAAGATGGAGTAAATAAAGCCTTATGGGTAGTGTTTGGTGTATTAGCGACAATAATTATCAACATGATACTTATGCATAAAGCGCTATGATTAATAATAAACAAATACATCAGCTAACTTTAGAATCTCTTAGAGATTGGTTTAAAAAAGAAAAATGGGTTCGTATTTCTTCTTCTGGAAAAATAGCAGGACCTTGTGGTACTTCTAAAAATAAAAAAAACCCTGATAGATGTTTACCAAAGGCAAAAGCACAGAGTTTAACTAAAAGCCAAAGAGCTGCAACTGCTGCAAAGAAAAAGAAAGCAGGTAAAAAAGGAAAGACAGTCGTGAAAAATACAAAAAAAGCTACAGTAAGAAAAGAAAGCCTTTGGGCTAATATAAATGCTAAGAAAAAAGCAGGAAAAAAATCTTCTCATAAAAACTCTAATGCATATAAAGCTGCCAAAAAAGCAGGAAATGTATTAAAACAGGAAACTAAAGGAGCTCCTAAAGGACACTACTTTACTAAATCTGGGAACTTAGTTAAAGGAAGATTGACTAAAGATGCTAGAGAAAGAGGTGCTAGATTAAGTGATCCAAAAGATAAACAAAGATCTAAAGTTCCACCTGTTACTCAATATAATGAATTAGACCTTCCTAACTCAGCTTTGATAAAGATTAATGCTGATGTAAAAAATGCTAAAACTATGGCACTTTCAATTTTACAGTATATTGATGCAGTAGACGATAAAGAGCAACCAGCTATCTTCAAAAATTCTAAATTAAGAAGAGCAATAGAGTTATTAAAAGATTTAGGAGATGATCAAGAAGAGGTACAAGAGATTGATATAAATGATCCTGCTTTGATGAAAGCAAGAGCAATGAAAATAAAAAGAGCAAAACAAAAACAGGCTTCTAAACCACGTGGAATTAGTTATGAAGATGCTTTAGACCTAAGATTAAAACTTCAAGATTTAGAAGATGAAAGAGCAGATGTTCTAAGAAATATGGAGCAAGAAGCAGAACCTGAAGGAGGCCCAATTGCAGATGACTACGGAGCAATACTTAATGATTTAGATAAAAAAATTGATAGTATAATGAATAAACTTCAACAGTACGATATGAATGAAACTGCTAATCCTCAAGATGGGAAAGCAGCACCATTTGGTTCTGGGTTTAAAAAAGTAAATGAAATGACTATAGAAGATATTAAAAACTTAACAGTAGGTCTTTTACATGAAATACAAGGTAAAGAAGTACTGATGGAAAAAGATGATAGGTGTACAAGAATAGCAAAACGTAAATATGATACCTGGCCATCAGCTTATGCTTCAGGAGCAGTAGTAAGATGTAGAAGAGGAGAAATTTGGAAAGGCGTAAAAGAAGAATTAAACGAACAAATGGACATATATGATGAAATTGCAAATATGGAGTTTGGAATGGATTATGACCAATTAGGTTCAAACGAAAAAGAATGGGTTCGTGATGAAATAGATAACATGGAAATGAGAGAATCATTAAAGGACAAAAATAATGCCAGCTAAACTAAAACCTAGTACTAAAGAATATGCAAGAGACGCCAGAGGCAGAATGACTAATAAGTTTACCTGGAAACACTATACTCCTCATAATACATCCACAGAAGAACTTAAAAAGATGTATGAAGGAGACAACTTTACAAGAAAAAAGAATATAATTAGAAGAGAACTAATAAAAAGAAATGCCTTTAACTAAAAAATCAGACGCAGGAGATTACGTAGACGATTTTCAAAAATCTAAAGCTCCACAATTCAAAGGTAAGTCTAAGAAAAAAAGACGCGATATGGCTATAGCTGCATATCTTTCTAATAAAAATGAACTAGCTGAACTATTAAGAGAAGTTATTAGAGAAAAGAAAGAAGTCTTAAATGAAATTAGTGTATTAGGTTTTCTAAAAAACTTAGGTAAAGAAACTATTGCTAATATAAAAAATAAAATTTTAAAAGTATTTAACACAGCTAAAGAAGAAGGTGGAGAAACTTTAGAGATGTTTAAACTTTTAGCAGCTAAGAAAAAAGGTAAAAAATTAACCCCTCAACAACAAAAATTAATAGATGATCAATCTAAAGATTTAATTAAAATGGCTGTTTTAGGAACTGCAGCAGCATCAGCCTTTTCAGCATTACCTTTAACAGCAGCAGCAGCTACATTAGTATCTATTATTTCATTTTTAGATTTAGATGATGATTTATTATCATATACTGATTCATCCAAAGATAGTGCTAGAAGCTTAACAGAACCAGAAAAAAATCCTAAAAACTTTAAAGATATACAGGGTGTAAAGTATATTAGGTATGATGCAGTAGCTCCATATTTAAATCAAGCAGATGCAGTAGCAGAAGAAACAGATATAAACACAGAAAACTTTAAAGACGGTAAAAAGAAAGGTAAAAGCAGACCCGGTAGAGTTAAAAAATCAGGAGCCTCTTGTAAAGGATCAGTTAGTAGTTTAAGAGCAAAAGCTAAAAAATACGGTGGGGAGAAAGGTAAAATGTACCATTGGTGTGCTAATATGAAAGGTGGTAAGAAAAAATGAAAGTAGCAAACACTAACTTTAATAGGCAAGGTTATTATACTGAACCTACTTTAGATGTAGATGTTTTGCGTAACCCTAAATGTGTAGACTTATTTGATCAAAACGGTTATCATTTAACTAAAGCTGAACAGGCTTTTTTAATTCCGAATGGTTATGATCCTATTGAAAGAAGACATGAAGATTGCCTAAGACAGGATTGGATAATATCAGATAAAAGAGAAAAAGCACACATTAATCACTCAGACATATTTGAAAGAAAAGGATTCAATGGAACAGCTAAATTGCAATTAGAAAAATTTGCTGTTATTAATCCTATGTTATATAAAGTAATTAAAATGAAACCAAAATGGGGAATAGATATTTCAATAGATTATGTATCTGAAGATGCAGTTTTTGAAGTATTTCATTACGAATGGGATTCATTTGATTATGAAGCAGTACAAGAAAAAAAATTAGAATTAGAAGAGTTCGTTATCCATAAAGATTGGGATGATATAGCAAATTTACTATGGAATAGAAAAAGCGAATGGTTATATTTAGATTTCTTCGAACAAACCAAATGGAGAACAGATTTTTTTGGATTATCACCGGAAAAGTTTAAGAATGTTATTTGGGAAGAATAATCTATTTATTTATATACGTATATAAAAGAAATATCAAATGACCTACCAAGAAATAAAGGATCGCTTGGCTAAATGTGAATTTTCACTAAAATGTATAGCTGATGGTTCTTATAAAACAAAAAGTAAAGTAAAACTTACTGAAACTACTAAAAAACTTACTATTTTAAAAGAGTCTTTAGAAAAACAGCTAAAAGAAGCTGAAGGCACAGTAAGAACTGCTGATTCTGGAGAAGCTGAAAAATTATCTAAAAAAGGAGTTGACGTAGATTTAGTAGAACCTAAAGATTTAGAAACTAACGAACAAGAAGGTAGTTCATTTGATCAAAACGAAACAGCTAAGATAGCCATGGAGGTAGGTAAAGGCACTGTCTTAGCATTAAAAGCAGAAGGAGAAAACATATCCTCAGCTAGAGTTAAAAGAATAAAACCTAATCAATTCGATCTTTTAATAGGTTTTAAAAATGGAAACGAAAATCTTTATCAATTTTATATAGTAGGAGATACACTTTATTTAAAAGATACTTCTTATGATAGAGAAATATCTGATGTTGGAGTACAACAATCAGGAGAACCTATTATTAATAAAGATGTGGTAAAAGACCAATTACAGAAATATTTTAAAACTGTAAATACTGCTTTAGGAGAAGCTGAAAGAATAAAAAAAGTAGGAGAAATGACAGATCAAGAATTTGCCGATGCACAAGAAAAAGATAGATTAGAAAAGCATCCTGAAAAAGAAATGATAAAAAAGATTCAATTTCTGATTCAAAAAGAAAGAGATAAAAGAAAAAATGAAGCTTTTCCTTATCCCCCTAAACAAAAACCTGGTAAAGGTATTCAAGGTAACTGGGACTACGGTGGAGAAGATTCATCACCTGGTATGGAAGAAGGAGAAGGAGATGATCACCACTATATTAAAGTACCTAGAGCTGACTTTAAAAAAGCCGAAACTATTATAGCTAAAAATATAGATGGTAATAATGTAAAGATGGACTACGTCGATAACGATGGAGCTGGAAATGCTATTATTTACTTCATGTTTAGAGATGGAGACATATCATCAGGAGAAGCTAGTTCATTTATGCATGATGCCGTTATGGACTTAGAAGCTTACGGTATTACAATTTCAGACCATAGTGCTGAAATAGAAGAAGGAGATGGTATGACTACTAAAATTAAACCTTCAGAAGGAGATCCTACTAATATGGCTTATACCGATAAAGTAAGTGAAAATGCAGAACAAGATGAAGCTTTAGATAGATTAAGAGAAATAGTAGGTACATTAGAAGATTTAGGAGAAGAAGCCAGAGATTTAGTAAAAAACAACTTTCCTAATGAAATGAGTAGAATGACTGGTTATGGAGTATTTGACTTTGCTTATTCAAGTAATAGATACGATACTACTATAGGTAGTGAAGTAGATAGATTAGAAGAGTATGGATATGATGATTTAGATGATGATGATTATCCAAACGAAGCATTAGATAGCGATCTACCAAAAGGTAAGCATTCAATAGCTAAACTGCAGAAAGTACATGGAATGATAGTAGATAAGATGAAGGAGCTTGCAAAGCTATACAAAGAAAAAGGCGGCGAGCATGAATATAGAGGTCATTCAGTAATAGTTCATTTAAAGTCTTTAAATAAGAAAAAGAAACAAGTAGAAGATGCTTTAGACAAAGCAGTATCTAATAAAAACAAAGGTCAACAATTAGATCCTAACATTGATGAAGGTAGAGGTGATATGGATATGATTACCCGTATCATAGATGATAGAGCTGATGAATCAGGATTTGAATCTAGAGAAGAAGCTGCAGAAGTAATTGCTGCTATAGCTGATCATTATAAATTAAATCTTAAAATGATTCAAAATTATTTAGACTCAGATGAACCTGTCAATCCTTTTGCTGTAAATGAAGATGATTTAGTATCAATAACAGATGGACAATACGCATATATAAAAGGTATTATAGATATTCTTAAAACTGGAGAGATTCCTCAAGATATAGAATACAGAAAAGAAGCAATAAAAGCATTAGCTAGTTTATTAAGGAATCCTGGTAGTATTAAAGAAGGTACTGAACTTTATGACGATAATGGATTACAGTTTAAAAGATTTGCAGGACCAAATGGTTTAGCATTACAAATAACAACTCGTAAACTAAAAGGAGTAGGATTTGATTATATTCAAATAGAAGGAAGTGACGTTAAAAAATTTGCAAGAGCTGCAGTTCATGTCGCTCAAGAATTTGGCGATTTAAAGAGACAGACTACTGTTAATGAAAACATAAAAAAGTATAGATTAGGAGATATGTATTCTAATGACTTTGATTATATAGGAATGTTAAAAGCTGGTTTAAAAGCTACTTTAGGCTCCTCTGTACAGAAGTTACAGAAGTTATATAACTCTTTTGAAGACGTAAATTATCACAGTGAAAATCAACATCTAGGTGGAATAATAGATGCATTAAAAGCAGGTAATAAAGATGCTGCAAAAGACTCTTTAATAAAATTTCGAGGTGCTTTAAAAGCAACTTTGAAAGATATGGAATAATATGAACAAAAAAGAATTAGAACAGATAGTATTACAGGCTTACTCTGAAGTAATTACAGAGCAGGAACAGGATGGACCAATCAAAATAGAAGATTTACCTGCTAGATTTAAACAGACTATAGAAAAAAGATACGGTAAAATTCATCCAAAAGATTTTATAAGTACCGATTTAGATACATTATTTAAATTTGATGGAGAAAATAAAACTACCGGTTCTATAAAACATAAGATTATAAGATTACCTTCTTTCAGAAAATTATATAACGATTATGATGAAATAATTGATGATATAAAAGATCTTATGAGAAATAAAGAAGTTAGAACAGATAAAGCAGCTAGAGAATTATTTGAATTAATAAAAACTAACTTTAGAAAACTACAAAGATATTTAAGAACTGAAAGACCTGAACAGTATGAAATGTTCAAAACAGCAAGATCCTTAGAAGAAAATATTAATAAACTATTATTTGAAAACTTAAATGATCTTATGAAAGAGCAAGAACCAGAACCAGAAGAAGAACCTGATACTGATGCTCCAAAAGATACTGTATTAGAAGATAGTACTGATATTATATTAAATAAGTTTCCAACAATTAAATCTGCTATTATAAAATTACAAACTGAAGATTTTAAAGACTTTATAGAGTCTATAGATTGGGTTTCACCAAGACCTAGTACTTTCAGAATTAATTTAAAGAACGGTCAAGAGTACATACTTAAATGGTTAGGAGATGGTTTTGAAGCTCAAATAATGGGTAAAAGATACTATATAAATAAAATTAGTGACTATCAACAAGCCTTAGATAAACTAACTCTTTTATATCAACAAGCACCTTTTAAAGCTGGAGGAGAAGAAGGAGAAGGAGCACCTGAAGATTTTGATTCTGCTGATACTGGAGGAGGAGACTTCCCTGGAGCTGATGCAGGAACAGGAGCAGGTACTGACCTAGACGAACCAGGAGAAGAAGGTGGAGCAGATTTAACTGATGAGCCAATAGACTTCGAAGAACCAGCGGAAGAACCAGAAGCATAATGAACGTAATAGATAAATTATATACTGAGTGGGCATGGAGAACTAAATCAGGAACACCTGATATAAGTAACCCTAAAGATAAAGCTATATTAGATAACTTAATTTATGAACTTACTGAACAAGAAGATGTTGATATAGAAGATCTTAAGAAAAATTTAGTAAGTATAATTAATAATACAAGCGATTCTACTGTACTCAAACGAGTAATGAAATATACTAAGAATGTAGGATATGGTGATTCAATGAAAAGTTATTTAGAATCAAAAAATTTAAGTAGAAAAGATATTCTTTATTTTCAATCACTACTTTCCGATATGGGTAAAACAGGAGAATTTGCAAAACTATCCTCTAATCCTCCAGTATTTAATTCTAAAGGAGGCAATTACTACTCACAAATACCAGGCTTTACTCCTGATGAATTAAAATCACTATACTCAGATATGAAAGACTCTATACAAGGAACTGTATCGATGGGACCAGGAGAAGCTTTTTTATCAGTATTTTTTAAAAATATTTCTAAAGCTAAAGCTAAAGGAGATTTAAATATAGGAGGTAAAGAAGTAGAATTAAAATCACGAACTGGTAATACCGGAGCATTAGTAGCTCCTACAGGAGTAGCAAGAGGTGATTGGACTAAAGGAGTTAAACCTAAAGTCGATAAGTTCGTTGATAGTTTAAAGTTAGATGACGAACAAAAAGAAACATTAAAAAACTATAGCAAATCCGCTTGGCCATATAAAATAGCAGATGTAGTAAAACAGGCTTCTAGTATGGGAGTTGATGAAACTACTATTATTTCCGGAATAGATAATGTATTAGATAGCAGTTATGCACCTTTAAACTTTGATACTGCTAGTTACATCGGTAATGGAGAGTTTAATGCTAAACAATTTATTTTAGATTTAGCTAAAAAATTAGGAAGAGCTTATTATAAAGAGCACGGATTCGATGCATTTATGATATCTGATCCAAATGGTAATTTTAAATATTACGATAAAGACAGTTTTGTAGATGCTATTGGAAATGAAATCATAGTAGCAAATCCTTCAGACTTGGTACCTAGATTAAAAATATAAAATGAGTTATGTCACAGAATATAAAAAAGATAATAGCGCAAGAGTATATTAAATGTGCTAAAGATCCTATCTACTTTATGCGTAAGTACTGTTATATACAGCATCCTACGCGAGGTAGAATATTATTTAACCTTTATCCATTCCAGGAAAAAGTACTACATTTATTTAAAGATAATCAATACGTAATTACTCTTAAATCAAGACAGCTAGGTATATCTACTTTAGCATCAGCATATTCATTATGGTTGATGTTATTTCATAAAGATAAAAACGTACTAGCATTAGCAACTACTCAAGCAACCGCTCGTAACTTAGTTACAAAGGTAATCTTCATGTACGATCAGTTACCTAAATGGTTAAAGTTACCTGCAGTAGAAAAAAATAAATTATCATTAAGATTAAAAAACGGATCAAAAGTACAAGCTAAATCATCTAATGCTGATGCTGCAAGATCAGAAGCAGTATCATTACTATTAATAGATGAGGCAGCTTTTATTGATAATATAGAAGAAACTTTTACTGCTGCACAACAAACACTAGCAACTGGTGGTCAATGTATGGCTTTATCAACCCCTAATGGTATTGGTAATTGGTTTCATTTAACATGGGAAAAAGCGATATCAGGAGAAAATTCATTTTTATCTATTAGACTACCTTGGACAGTGCACCCTGAAAGAAACCAACAATGGAGAGAGCAACAAGATGCTGATTTAGGTCCTCGTATGGCCGGTCAGGAATGTGATTGTGACTTCTTAGCATCAGGTGACACGGTATTTGAACCAGATGATATGTTATTCTATGAAAAAACATATGAAAAAGAACCTTTAGAAAGAAGAGGAGTTGATGGTAATTTATGGGTATGGGAAGGAGTAGACTACTCTAAATCGTATATGGTCGTAGCAGACGTTGCTAGAGGTGATTCTAGTGACTATTCTGCTTTTCATATATTCGATATAGAAACCTGTACACAGGTAGCTGAATATAAAGGTAAGCTGTCTCCTAAAGATTTCGGTAACGTACTTGTTGGTATAGCATCTGAATATAATGATGCACTATTAGTAGTAGAAAATGCTAATATAGGCTGGGCTACAATAGAACAGGTATTAGAAAGAGAATATAAAAACCTATATTATAGTTCTACATCTAATATGGAATCAGTAGAATCTTATATGCACAAATACGAAAGAGATAAATTAGTTCCTGGTTTTACTATGTCTATGAGAACCCGTCCATTAGTAATAGCTAAGATGATTGAGTACATTAGAGAAAAATCAGTAACTATACAGTCTAAAAGACTTTTAGGTGAAATGAGAGTATTTGTGTGGAAAAACGGAAAACCTCAAGCTCAAGACAGATATAACGATGATTTACTTATTTCTTGTGCAACTGCACTATATGTAAGAGATACTGCTTTAAAGTTAAGACAACAAGGAATGGACTTAGCTAGGGCACAGCTATCTTCATTTTCTAATTTAAATGCAAAAAACCAAGCAGTTATGAAAAGAGTTGGAAATCAGAAAGAAAATCCTTATCTTTTAAAGACACCGGGTGGACAAGAGGATATCACTTGGTTACTAAAATAGACTATTTATATATAAATTAAACGTTTAATGGCAGATACTTCATTATTTGGTAGACTTCGAAGATTATTTTCTACAGATGTAGTTGTAAGAAATATAGGTGGCAAAGAGCTAAAAATAGCTGATGTTAACCAAATACAGAGAACCGGAAGGTACCAAACAAATTCACTAGTAGATAGATTTAGTAGGTTATATATCTATAATAATAGAAATATATTTAATCCTAACCTAAACTATCAAACACTTAGAATCCAGCTTTATTCAGACTATGAAGCAATGGATACAGACCCAATTATTGCATCCGCATTAGATATTATAGCTGATGAAGCTACAGTAAAAAATGATGTGAATGAAATACTACAGATAAAATCATCTGATGAAAATATTCAGAGAGTACTTTATAATCTATTTTATGACGTATTAAATATAGAATTTAATTTATGGTCATGGATTAGAAATATGTGTAAGTATGGAGATTTCTTCTTAAAATTAGAAATATCTGAAAAATTTGGAGTTTATAACGTACTTCCTTATACCGTATATCATATGGTAAGAAGAGAAGGAGAAGATCCTGAAAATCCTGCTAAGGTTATTTTTCAATTAGATCCTGACGGATTAGCAGCATCTCAAAACCCTAGTTACTTACCTAAAAGAAAATCTAATAAAAAAGTAGTTAATTTTGATAACTATGAAGTAGCTCACTTTAGATTAATATCTGATACTCAGTATTTACCTTATGGACGTTCTTACTTAGAACCAGCTAGAAAAATATTTAGACAAACTACTCTTATGGAAGATGCGATGTTAATTCATCGTATAATGAGAGCACCTGAAAAGAGAATGTTCTATATTAATGTAGGTAATGTTCCACCAAATGAGGTAGAGCAGTTTATGCAGAAGACTATCAATCAAATGAAAAAAACTCCTTATGTAGGAGATGACGGTCAATATAACCTTAAGTTCAACCTTCAAAATATGATGGAAGACTTTTACTTACCAGTAAGAGGAGGAGATACATCTACTAGAATTGAAACTACTAAAGGATTAGAGTATGACGGTAAAGCTGATGTTGAGTACTTACAACAAAAGCTATTTGCTGCTCTTAAAATACCAAAAGCATATTTTGGATATGAAGGCGACTTACAAGGAAAAGCAACTTTAGCAGCTGAAGATATAAGATTCGCTAGAACAGTAGAAAGAATACAAAGAATAATAGAATCTGAATTAACTAAAATAGCTTTAGTTCATTTATATTCCCAAGGATTTACTGGAGATAGTTTAACTAATTTTGAAATTAAGTTAACTACTCCTTCTATTATATTTGAACAAGAAAAAGTAGCTTTATTAAAAGAAAAAGTTGATTTAGCAAATCAAATGAAAGATACTAAATTATTCTCATCAGACTATATCTATGAAAAGATTTTTGATATGTCAGAAGATAATTATATGGAGATGAGAGATCTAGTTAGAGAAGATTCTAAACGTATCTTTAGATTAGCTCAAATAGAAGGTGAAGGAAACGATCCAGCTAAATCAGGAACTACTTACGGTACACCTCATGATCTTGCATCTATGTACGGTAGAAGGTCTACTTCTACTCCAAAAGGAGCAGGTCCTGGAGAAGTACCAGCAGGTTACGAAGAACTACCTAAACACGGTGAACCTGGCCCTGAAGGAGGAAGACCTAGAGAGAAAATGTCTGTCTATGGTACTAACGATAATCCTATAGGAGGAAGAGATCCTCTAGGTCAGCATGGTATGAAAGGAGGCTATCCTTCCGACAACGAAAACGTTTTAGAAAATTCTACAGCACAAACAGTTTACTTGCAAAATGAAAAGGATCTTAAAGATATTGTTTTTAAAAAAGATAACAAGAACGATTCAAAGTTATTAAGCGAAGATAATATTAAAGATTTAGGTAACTAATACATATTTATAATAGTAAACGTATATAATGAAGATAAAGCACTCAAAGTATCGTAATACTGGACTTATATTTGAACTGCTAATAAAGCAGATCGCAGCTGATACTTTAGATAATAAAGAATCTAACGCTATAGCTATCTTAAAAGAGTATTTTGCGGGTAGAACAACTTTAGCTAAAGAGTATAAATTATACGAGTTTATTTTAAGAAATAAAAAAGTATCTCAAAGTAAAGCTGAAACTATAATTTCAACTATTACAGAAGTTTCTAGGAAACTTAATCAAAAATTATTAAAAAAGCAGAAGTATAATTTAATTTCTGCTATAAAAGAGCACTATAAACTAGAAGAGTTTTTTGGTATGGAAGTTAGAGATTATAAACCTCTTGCTTCATTATACTGTTTATTAGAAGCTCAAAATAATTCTAACATGGTAGATCCTAATTTTTTAGTATCTAACAAATGTACACTATTAGAACATTTAACCTCTAAAGATCAAAACTCAGATCAAGTTAAAGACAGTCTTATAGAAGAATATAGTAAGTATGATAAAGATTTAAAAATGCTTACGTTTAAGATATTATTAGAAAAGTTTAATGATAACTATAAAAACCTTCTAGCTCCTCAAAAAAGGATACTAAAAGAATTTATAACATCAGTAAACTCAAACAGAAGATTATATAATTTAGTTAATAACGAATTAGATAATATTATAAAAGAAGTTACTAATTTAGCTAGCAGTGTAAAAGATGATATTGTTAAAATAAAATTAGATGAAGTAATTAAAGGTATAAAACCTTTAAAAAAGACTGATAAAGTAAGCGATACTCATCTAGTAAATTTAATGCAATATTACGATTTAGTTAATGAGTTAAAGAACTTATGACAAGAACACAGTTAATTAAGTTAGTAAAAGAAGTATTATCAGAAGCTAATACTACAAGCGGTGGAGCTTCTTTTGCAGCAGGTGCTGGAGAGAACTACAAAACTAAGTATGCTTTTGGAAACGCTAATAGAGCTAGTAAAATCTCTAAAAAGCATGGTTATAAGAAGGCTAGCCGTCCTAAACGGCCATCACATACTAAAGCATTTGACTATTTATAAACATGAGACTAGTAACCGCAACAGAAAAATATAGAGCCGTCAACGAAGGGACGATGGCTAAAAAGGAATTCGTGAGACAGATGAGACAGGAATTTCCACAATATATATCCCAATTCAATGGATTTAAAGACTCAGTATCTATATTGAAAAATAAAGGACTTATCTTTGAAACTAAACCAACAGGTACTGAAATATACGATGAAAGACCAGCTGCAAACATAGATTTGACTAGATTAGAAAGAGGTATATTTTATGAATTACAAGCTGCAGGTTTAAAACCTCCTTTCGATGAAAGAAATGTAACCACAGACGAGTACTTAAAAGCAGCAAAAAAAGCAAAAGATAATTTAATTAAACACCCTAATTACTATATTGATATAGTAGCAGGAGAATCAACTAATGTTGATAAACATGATAGAGAAGTTCCTGTAAAAAGAGGTGAACTTAAAAAAGACCTATTTAACGACTTAAAAAAAGCTGATTTAAAAGAAGCTAAAGAAATGTTAAAAGAAGGTAGATTAGAAGATTTAGCTGAAACTTTAGGTATTACTCTCGAAAAACTACAATCAGCGGTTAGTAGTATTAGAGAGATAGAAGATGAAGTAGTTGGAGAAGTAGAAGATGAGGTAGGAGAAGTAATGGGTATAGATAGAAAAGGTAATGTTAAACCTGATGCCGGTGTTGGAGATGCAACTAAGTATAAGGCAGCTGCTAAATCCTTAAAAGAAAATATAGCCTCAGCTATAGGAGCTATACATGATAAGTATGGAGAAATACCTGGTATCAATATGTTAATAAAAGAATTTATTAAAACACATTACCAGGATATAATGGATGGAGCTGATCCTATAGAAGAATTTAATGAGTTTATAAGCGTTAATTACCCTGGTCCTAGCGATATGATGGGAGCAGATGGACTTGCTGAGGAAGATGAAGTAATACATCACGATTGTGCAAATCATGTACTACATGAAAAGTACGGTCATGGTATTTGTTTAGAAGGTCAGCACACTTTATTAGAGGATGGTACTGTAACTCATTACGATGTATTCTTCAAAGAAGGTAGTAAGACAGTAAAAAGTATTCCTTTAAATGAATTAGAAGTAATTAATTCATCTCATCATGGACATAAAAGAAGAAAAAATGAAGCTGAAGTAACCTCAGTAGATCAAGTAATTGATCCTGCAGATTATGGTATGATAGGTCAAGGCTACTTAGCTGGATTTGGTAGAAAACATACACTTGATTTAGACCAATTAGAACAATTAGGCCGTAAGATAGTAAAACAATTATATAAAGGTGATTTCGAAGCTGCTAAAGCTAAGTTTGTAAAAGAAGAAACTGATCAAGATAAAGATGGTGATAATGACTTTGACGATATTAAAATAGCTAGAATGAAAGCTAGCGGAATGTCTCATGACGATGCAGTAGCTAAAACTAAAAAGAATGAACAGTTAAAAGAAGCTATCAAAGGTATAATTAAAAAATCATTAAACGAAGATACTATTAACGAAGCTGCTACTCAAGAATTAGCTGCTTTAGCTGATACTTACGGCGGGTATAAAGGTATGCAAGTTGTATTAAATGATTTACAAAACATAGTTACTGATATAGAATCTTATCAAGCTAAGACTAGAGAAAAACTACAAAGCGTATTTGATAAAGTAGGAGATGTAGAAAATGAAGATGGTCTTAAAGTAGGAGCATTTTTAGCACCTGCTATAGAATCAGCATTTAATAAAGATTCAAGAATGGTTGGAGGTAATAGATTAATGAAAGGAGTTAACATACCTAAAGTAAAATTTATGTCTAAAGATATAGAAACTCCTCAAAACGAAACATCTCCGAAACAAACAGTATTCGCACCAGTAAAAAGATATTTTTAATATGGCACAATTATTAGTAGACGTAACACCATTTAAACCTACCATTAGAGAAGCTAAAGGAAGACCTGGAGTATTTGAAGTAGAAGGTATAATGCAAAGAGCATTAGCTGAAAACCAAAATGGTAGAATATATAAGAAGGATTTATTAGCTAGAGAAGCTAAAAAATATGTAAGCGAATTTGTTAAAAAAGGTAATGCATTCGGTGAATTAGATCATCCTGAAACCCCTGTAGTATCTCTTAAAAATGCTTCACATGTAGTAAAAGACTTATGGTGGGACGGTAACGACTTAATGGGTAGAGTAGAATTATTAAATACTCCTGCTGGTAATATAGTAAAAGAAATTATTAAAGCTGGTCATACTATTGGTATATCATCTAGAGGTACCGGATCCGTAACTCAAACTAATGAAGGACATTTAGAAGTACAACCTGACTTTGAATTAGTATGTTGGGATTTTGTATCTAATCCTTCAACTCACGGAGCTTTTATGAATCCTGTAGCACTAAACGAAGCTAAAGAAAAAGCATCTAAATACTCTAGTTTAGATAATATCATAAACGATATTTTAAGAGCATAAAGGTTTCCAGAAAAAGTATATATTTATATAAAGAATATGCAATCATTATATTGCATCTAACACTTTTATAATTCTTATTACGATTTCTAATAATCGTAGAATCACAACAATTTTTTAAAATGGCAAACAAAGATTTATTCAAGCAAGCTATTGCTGAAGCTAAGTCTGTAAGAGAAGCCGCTATTGCTAACGCTAAGGAAGCTTTAGAAGAGTCTTTAACTCCTCATCTAAAAGATATGTTAGCTGCTAAACTTCAAGAAATGGATGACTCCAAGAACGAAGAAGCAGAAAACGTAAACGAAGAAGAGGTAGAAGAAGGAATGCACGACAAAAAGAAAGATGAAGGAATGCATGACAAGAAAAAAGACGAAGCTAAGCATGACAAAAAAGACGAATCAATAGAAGAATCTGAAGAAATATCTGAAGAGGAAACTATCGAGGAAGCTCCTAAAGACGATGAGCATAACGAAGCTTACGACGACAAAGACGAAGCATTAGATGCTGAAGCAAACGAAGCTGAGGATGATTCAGAAGAATCTGAAGACGAAGCTGAAGACCATGACGCTCCTGAAGGTGATGAGGATGTAAGTAATTTAACTGTTGATCAGTTTAAGGACCTTATCAGAGACATCATAGCTCAAGAAGTTGGTGATGGAGCCGAAGGACCAGAAGACATGGATGCTGGAGATATCGAAGGTATGGGCGATGAGCCTGCTATCGATGCACCAGTTGATGATGTTGAGGTCGAAGACGAAGAAGAAATTGATTTAGATGAACTATTAGCAGAATTAGAAGCTACTACTGAATTAAGTGAAGCACCTAAAGAAGACGAAAAGTCAGAAGGTAAACACGATAAGGAAGTAGATGAAGTTAAAGAGGAAGCTAAAGAAGAAGTAGTTAACGAAGAGGTTAAAGAAGAAACTAATGATGAGTTATCTCAAGCATTAGAGACTATTGAAACTCTTAAAAAAGAATTGAATGAAGTAAATATACTAAATTCAAAACTTTTATATGTTAACAAGATCTTTAAATCTAATGACCTTTCAGAAAGTCAAAAAGTTAACATTATAGCTGCTTTTGATAAAGCAGAAACTGTTAAAGAGGTTAAATTAGTTTATGAAACTGTTTCTGACAGTGTAGTTAGTAAAAAAGAATCTAACAACACTATTAAGGAATCGAAAACTAAACTAGGCATGGCTTCTAAAGCAACAGGAACTACAGCTTCTAAACCAGAAGTAATTAACGAAGTTTCTGATACTGTTAGAAGAATGCAAAAATTAGCCGGTATTATTAAGTAAATTTATTATTAACGAAACTTTAATTTTTTTTAAATCATGGAAATTAACAACCTATTAGAGAGCTCGAACAACTACAAAAGTATGCTAGCTGACTCTCAAAAGTTAGCCAACAAATGGCAAGATTCCGGTTTGTTAGAAGGTATTGAGGATAACAGAGTCAAGAATAACATGGCTATGATCCTTGAAAACCAAGCTAAACAAATCGTTGCTGAGGCTAACGTAACTGGAACTGGTGGTACTTTTACTGCTGGTGAAGGAGAGCAGTGGGCAGGTGTAGCTTTACCATTGGTAAGAAAAGTGTTCGCTCAAATCGTTGCTCAAGATTTCGTTTCTGTACAACCAATGAATTTACCTTCAGGTCTAGTATTCTATTTAGATTTTAAATATGGATCAAACCTTTCAGGTAGAAGCGCTGGCTCAAACATGTACGGTAATGTATCTTCAGCATCAAACAAAATGAGTGTTGATGAGGAAGTTTCTGGTGGTCTTTATGGCGCAGGTCAATTTGGATATTCAATGAAATCTGCTTCTGTCGCTTTTCAAGCTGACACAGGATCCGCTACTTCAGCATCTATCGCTTACAACGACGATCTAGTTCTTGACCAATTCAAGACAGTTACTAAATCATTATCTGGTTTAAGTGCTGACTTAAAAGGTGTAAGAGCATTTAGATTCTTTTCTGGTTCAACAGACGTTACTTCACACCCTGAATTAACTACTGTATCTGGCAACAACGTAACATTTGTTATCACAGCATCAAATGTAACAGCTGCAGGAGACGGTGGTATCACAGGATCTGTAATGTACTACAAGCAACCAGCTGACAACTCGAGAGGAGATTTTGAAGCAAGTTCAACTGCTGCAGTCGATACTTCAATCACAATCCCTAACGTAGATGTAAAATTAGCTAGTGAGGCAATTGTTGCTAAAACTAGAAAATTAAAAGCACAATGGACTCCTGAGTTCGCTCAAGATCTTAACGCATACCACAGTATTGACGCTGAGGCTGAGTTAACTTCTTTATTGAGTGAATATATTTCAATGGAAATTGATTTAGAGATCCTTGACATGCTTATTCAAGACGCAGTAACTACTGAGAGATGGTCTGTTAAATCAAACAGAGTATGGAATGGATCGGCTTGGGCTAACTTAAGTCCTATCTATTACAATACTCAAGGAGAATGGTTCCAAACATTAGGAACTAAGATCCAAAAAGTATCTAACAAGATTCACCAAAAAACTCTTAGAGGTGGTGCGAACTTCATCGTTTGTTCTCCAAACGTTGCAACTATTCTAGAATCAATTCCAGGATATGCTGCTAATACTGATGGTGATCAAATGGACTTCAACTTTGGTGTACAAAGAGTTGGAAACCTTGCTAACAGATTCAGAGTATATAAGAATCCTTATATGACTGAAAACATCCTATTAATGGGATATAGAGGTTCACAATTCCTTGAAACTGGTGCAGTATATGCTCCATATGTACCATTGATGATGACTCCTCTTGTATACGATCCTGAAACCTTCACTCCAAGAAAAGGTTTAATGACTCGATATGCTAAGAAGATGATCAGACCAGAATTCTACGGAAAAGTATTTATCTCAGATCTTAACGATTTATAAGATATAACTTTTAGAATTTAGTGATAAAGAGAGGTCCTAACGGGCCTCTTTTTTTTTGCCTATTTATTATCATGGAATTCCTTTCTATTATAGAAGTCGGACAGTTATCTATGTCTAACTAAAAACCCAAATAAATATGGATTTTTTAAAGAAGATAGGCTCTTGGGCCAATCAATTAACTGAAATCGGTGTAAGTATAATTGCACTGGGAGTTGTACTAGAAGTGCTCTTTAAGGGCGCAGTCATCCCATTCTGGCCAAATGTGTCTGTGGTAGATAATATCATGGGTATATTGGGTGGATTGAGCAATGAAGGATTACTTGGATTAGTAGGTGCCTTCGTCTTATACCATATTCTCAAAAAGAAAGGTTAAGAATAACTAAAGAGAGGCTTTCGGGCCTCTTTTTTTTTAACTATTTATAATAAAAAATATAAGATGGCTAATTTAAATTACTTTATCCAAGAGAGAGTTAAATTAAACGGAAAGGAAAGAGGTACTAGTTTTAATGTTGCTTTACCGTCTGCTAGCAACCATGATGAAAGGATATTCAATATAACCTCAGGATCTTTTTCTGATGTTGTAGACTTCTCAGGAGCACCAGGAGCAGGTCAATTTGTAAGTAGTAGTTTAATGTATTTTAGATTTACTAATCACTCTACAGGTTCAGTAATATTACAAGTGTCTTCTTCTACTGAAAACTTTAATATAGCAGTAGCTGGTTCAGGAAGCTTTATGATTAATACTACTTCTTTTACTGGTAGTTTTCAAAATGTAACCTCATTCGACAATATTACTAAAATTAAAGCTACTCCAGTTGATACAACATCAACAGTTGAGTACTTTTTAGTATCTAAATAATAAACTATGGCTAATATAGCAATATATGATGGAAACGCGAACTTTGTAGCAGGAGAATCAACTCCTTTCGGTTTCTACGATGATGATTTAGAGTTTCAAAAGGATGCACCTAAGGTAGCAGAGTACTGTGCTAAGAAACTAGGATTTCCTATGATGGACGTGGAGTTAAGCTCTGGTTCATTCTTTGCTGCATTCGAAGAAGCAGTTACTTCTTACGGAAATGAAGTATTTCAAGCGTTAGCAGCTCAACAGTTTACTAATTTACAAGGCCAATCAAGTGCTGAAGCAATAAACACCCTTTTAATTAAGCCTTCCTTAGAAAATACTATAAGAACTTCTCATCAATACGGTATGGAAGCCGGAGTAGGAGGGTTTACTACAAAATATACAGGATCTATAGCTGTAAATAAAGATCAACAGAACTATAACTTAAATGCTTGGGCATCTGACCAAGGAATAGTAGGTGGTATAGAGATAAGAAAGGTATTTTATGAAGCTCCACCAGCTATACAAAGATTTTTCGACCCATATGCTGGTACAGGTACCGGTATTCAATCATTAATGGATGCTTTCGACTTTGGATCATTCAGTCCGGGTATTAATTTCATGTTAATGCCTATTTCTTACGATTTAGCTAAGATACAGGCTATAGAATTAAACGATCAAGTAAGAAAATCTGCTTATTCCTTTGAAATAGTTAATAATCAACTTAAATTATTTCCTATACCTAAAGAAACAGGTAGTTTATACTTCGAATACTATAAAAGACAAGAAAAAAGATATGTTGATGATGGATTACATGTAACAGCATCAGCAAATGCAGGTAGTCAAGTAAGTGGAGGGGGCAGTTCTACTACAAATAGCGGTACTATTACTAACTTATCTAACGTACCTACTGAAAACCCAATATATGCTGAAATTAACTCTACAGGTAGACAGTGGATCTTTAAATATACTGCTACTATATGTAAAGAGATGCTTGCTTACGTAAGAGGTAAGTATCAGACAGTACCAGTTCCTGGATCAGAAGCTACTTTAAACCAAGCAGATTTACTTTCTGATGTTAGAAGTGAAAAAGAATCATATATAACTGAATTAAGAGAATTATTAAGTCAAGCTTCTTTAAATAACCAGTTAGAATTACAAGCACAACAGACACAATACTTAGGAGATGCTCTAAAAGGAGTACCGATGGGGATATATATAGGATAATGAAGTTATTAGATATATTAAGAGAACAAATAGAGTTTAGAACATACGAAGGTATGGTACAGGTTATATACGATGGTAGCGAAAATACTAATGACTTAGCTGAACTGCTAAGAGCTTTACCAGGCGTAACAACAGTTACTACAGCCTCAGGTGATGGAGACAATAGAGAAACATTAAAAGTAAAGTTAATATCACAAAAAGAATCAGCTGAAGCATTTGAAGCTTTTAAAACTAATGCATTAAATAAGTATGATTTTATAAGTGCTATAGAAATAGCAGATAATACTATAGAAGAGAAGTAATGTTATTTGGAAGTAATAGAGATTTTGAATTATTAGTAAAAGTAAATAGAGAATTACTTAAGGATATTGTAGAACAAGAAATATTATTCTATAAACTTAACTTAGAAGAGACTGATGCTAATATATACGGTGAAGCACTTACAAAAAGTTACTTTGTACCAGCTAAACTTAACTGTTTAATAACAAGAGGAGATCAGGTAGTAAGTATTGATGACTTTACATTACCAGATCTACAGAGAGAGGCATCATTTGCCTTTTTAAGACCAGATTTAGCAGATATTAGTGTAGTTCCTGAAGTAGGAGATATAATTAATTGGCAAGAAGATTACTATGTAGTAGATACTGTAAGAGAAAATCAATTAATGTTAGGAAGAGACAAGAGTTACAATTTAACATCGTACGGAAATAAGTTTGGTTCATCTATTTCTATTATCTGTGATACTCATATGACAAAAAGGGAGTCTACAGGTATAGATTTTGAAGGAACTGCTTATTTATAATTAATAAACTAAAATATGCCTGATACAAACATTAATCCACCTTCTCAAGAGGAGTTATCGAGAAAAACTATTAAACCTTATGGTGTAGAAAACTATAGTGGTTCAGTAGCACCTGCGAATAACTTGAAAAAGAGAGAACTTCAACGTTCTGTAAAGAATGATGATGTAAAAAAGTTCTCTGTTGGATTAAGAGATATAGATGAAGCTATATTTTACTATTTTAAAGAAGTAATTAAACCTTCTGTAATGCAAAATAGTAAGAAAAAAAATGTACCTGTATTATATGGTTCTCCTGAAAGGTGGGCTGCAGTACAGAAGAATGGTTTCATAAGAGATAGGCATGGAAAAATACAACTACCTCTAATTATTGTTAAAAGAGATAGTATAGAAAAAAATAGAAACTTAGGAAATAAGATGGATGCTAATAATCCTAACAATTTCGGAGTTTTTGAAAAGAAATATTCAAGTAAAAATAGATATGATAGATTCTCTTTACTAAATAATAGAAATATAGTAAAAGAATATCAAGGAGTTGTAGTACCTGACTATGTTAATTTAGTATACTCTTGTGTTATTTTTACAGAGTATATCGAGCAAATGAATAAAATAGTAGAATCTATTAATTATGCTTCTGATTCTTACTGGGGGGACCCTGAAAAGTTTAAATTTAGAGCAATGATTGATAACTATACTACAAGTACTGAAATATCACAAGGTAGCGATAGAACAGTAAAGACTGATTTTCAAATAAATCTATTAGGACATATAGTACCTGATAACTTTAATACATTACCTCAAGGTGTTAGTAAGTATTTTAGTAAATCATCAGTTAGTTTTGGAGTTGAAACAGTAAAAGATATAAATAATATTTAATATGCCTAGATATTCAACATCAAGAGCAAGTTCTAGAGGCATTAGATTTTTTGATCTAGCTGTCGATGGAGGAAAATTTGTACAACAAACAATAGAAGAAGCAATGAATAGCGAACAAAAAGCTTATACGGTATTAAACAACGCAGTAACAAGCACAGTTAAGACAGTTAACGTAGTAACAGGCTCAGCTTCTGTTTCTGCTTCACTAACCTGGGTCTCAACTTCTTTAGCTACTATACCTGATGGATTTCCTACTCAAAGTAAGAATGATTTCACGATATTTATAAATGGAGTAGCTGTTGAAAACGACGCAGTACATAGTGTGACAGGAAGCGGAGTAAATGTAGTAGTTACTTTTAGTAGTAGTCTAAATTATGATATAGATTCTACAGATGAATATATGTTAACTGGTAAAGTAAATGCATAATGGCGTTAATTAAATGGAAACAGCTTAGTAAGGACTTATCAACTCATGCGAATCTAACCGGTTCGTTAAAAGTTACTGGTTCTATCTTATTAAATGGCTCGGCTGTTAGTACAGCTCAAGCATCAACCGGTTCTTTAATTAGTACTGCTAGTGCTACTAATAATGTTATAACTTTTACTAAAGGAAATAATTCTACTTTTAATATTACTGTAGCAACTGGTTCAGGAGGAGGATCTTCAGATTTAGGAGCTTTAAACTCATTTTCAGCATCAGTAAATACCTTTACAGGGTCCATAGACGGAGAAGTAACTGCCTTAATGGCTGCTACTAGTTCTTATGTAACTAATGCTAATACTTCATCGTTTATTTCAAATTCACAGACAGGGTCTTTCCTTAAAGATGCAGATACTGGTTCTTTTATAACTAATTCCGATACTGGTTCATTTTTAACTGATACAGATACAGGATCGTTTATATCTAATTCACAGACTAGCTCAATGTCTGTAGCATCAGCATCATTTAACCCAGTAGCTTATTTATCTGCTAGTACTACTCATTCATTAGAACACATTGAAGTAGCAGATTTTGATAATGATGTCGCTGTATCTTTTACAGGTAATAGATTAAAATTTGTTTTTGGAACTCCTACTGTACCATCAAGTTTAAATTTAGCTAAATCAGGATTCGCTACTAATAGGTTTAATAAAATAAGTGATGCTTATACAATAAGTGCAACTTGGAATAACGGAGGTTATAACTTTGTAACAGCATCTATATTTACAGGTTCGGTATTATTAGCTGCATCATCTGGGAGTGGAACATCTTTATCTACTAACTTAACTACAACTGGATCTCATGCTTATTCAGTTCAATATACTGCAAGTTCTCCTTTAGACGGTAGTATCTTTACAGATAGCGATACAGTATCAGCTACCTTATCTAAAACTAATCCTGGGAATCCTTCTATATCAGATACTGCTACTATACAGTTAGGTGATAGTAGTAATCAATTAGAGCAAGGAGCTACTGGTTCAATAGCATTTACAGGTTCATACGGTAGTTCAAATGACTGGGAGCAAGTATCCTTAGTAATGAGTGCTTCTTCAGCACCAGCTACTAACCCTGGTACACTCAGTATAACTGGTGCATTAACAGGCTCTTCAAGCTTTACATTATTTGCTTCGGCATCATATAAATCTCCTACAGGAGAAAACGATCCTCAGTTATTTACATCAAGAACTAAAACTACTACGTTTACGAAGATAATAAGTTTAAGACATGGAGCATCTGCTACAACAGCATTCACTCAAGCACAGTATGAAAATTTAGGAAGCTGGGATACTACTTTAAATGGAGATGTAGGTACTATCGTAAAAGGAGATGTTAACCCAGTAGGTAATACAGTATCTATTACTTGGACAGGAGATAAATATCATTATATAGTTTATGATAGTTCAAGAAGTGATTTAAGTGGAATAGCAACAAGTGGTTTCGCAGTATTAGGACAGTTTACTAAGACTACTGTTGGAGACTATAAGGTTTATAGAACAACTGCTTTACAAGCAGGTGGAAGTGGAACAACAATTGAATATGTATTAAGTTAATAGATTATGGCAATAACTTTACCAGGAGGATTTAGTATAACAAATAATGAACCAGCAGATGCTAGGATTGCCGTAGCTTCTAGTGCTTCAAGATTAACCTTATCTACAGCTAATGTATATGAAGGTTTATTATCATTTGAACAAAGCACTGACCAGTTATTTGTATTAAAAGACGCAACAGCTCCTAGTTCTACAGGCTCATGGGAGGTAGTTAATATATTTACTATAACTGGATCTCAATATAACTCTCCTTATAGTATAGGTATAACCGGATCTTTAAATGTTTCTAATTCTTTAGTAGTAACAGGAGATGCAACTATATCTGGAGATTTAAAAGTAAGCGGAACATCATCAGCAGTAAATACTACTAACTTAACTGTAACCGATAAATTTATATTAGTAAATTCTGGTTCAAACACAGCCTCTGATAATTCAGGATTAGTATTCGGTGGATCAGAAGGAGCTTTATATTCTGGATCTTCTTTATTCTGGAATGGGGCATTCAATGGTAATGACGGTAGAGTAGCTGTAGCAAGCGGAGTAGCTTCAACATCTACTACTGCAACACCGGGTTACTATATGGCAGGAGTAATATCAGGTTCTGAAAATGAAGCTACAGGCTCACAGGTAGATCATTACGGAAACATAAGAATAGATAGCGGAGATATCTATATCTACGTATAAGCAGGCACACATTTTAAATTAGAAGAAGGCACAGAAGTGCCTTTTTTTTTGTTATTTAGCATAAATTTTATTATATTATTAGTACTATTTATATTAGAAGCTTTATTGGCCCGAAAGGGAAGTGGGCTCTCAATAATGAGTAACCAACCGTAAAACTAAAAATTATGCCGAATTGGAAAAAACTGATTACTTCGGGATCACATGCATCCCTTAGTTCTGTTACCGGATCAATTCTTCTTTCTGGTGATTTACAAGCAAATTCAAATAATATCTTAGGAGTAGCAAAAGTTGGAGCAGCCTCTAACGACGAATATTTTGACTTCGGAACTGATGCAATGATTAAAGTTGCAATAGATAACACTGAAGATTTTAGATTTGTTGATGGAGGAACCTTTCACGCTAATGCTGATGTAGTTGCATTCTCTTCTACAGTAGCATCAGATGAAAAGTTGAAAACTAATATAGTTAGTACTAAATACGGTTTAGATGATATTCTAAAATTAGACGGAAAAGAGTTTGATTGGAAAAAACATTTAAATCAAAAGCATGATATAGGATTCATAGCTCAAGATGTACAAAAAGTCATACCTGAATTAGTAAATGAGGTAGATGGATTGAACGGAGATGAATCACATCTTGCTGTAGACTATGCTAAACTAGTTCCTGTTTTAGTAAACGCTATCAAAGAGTTAAAGAATGAAATAGAAGAAATAAAAAAGAAATAAGTTACAATTATGGGTTTTATAATTAATGCAGATCTTGAGACAAGTCAAGGACCGACTCAAGAGTTATATTTAAGAGTTGAAGGATTCTCCTTTAATAAAGTTACAGCTGAATTAGGTTTCCAAATAACCTACTGGATAGATAGAGAACACGCTATTAAACATAATAGGGTATATCTTGAACAAGAGGTTAGACCAATGGTGGGATTAGTACAGAATAAAATGATGTATTATGAACAGGCGGATTATGATGGAGAAGAAATAGAATTTAAACATTATCTAAAAGTGAATGTTGCAGAAGAAAGAGAAATAGAAATACCAATTTTCGAGATGCAGGAAGTAACCGAAGAAGTGCCTTACATAAGTTTCGATGAAAATGGAGACGAAGTAATAAAGCACAGAAAGATAATAAAAGAAAAGAAAGTAGAAACTGGTACTTATAAAGAAGTTAAGAGTGTAATAGATACAAAAGCGTTTGATGATATATATGGTTACTGTTATAAACGATTGTATGAACACTTAATAGATATAGTACCAAAAGATAAAATTGAAACAGTAAAGTAAACAATGGCTAGATTTACCTACGGTACAGGAGATATAAGTTATAGTACGTTTCCGTCTTGGTCCAATGCGATAGCATCTAACCCGGCGGCAACTAATATATCTGCATCTTCAGCATTTAGCGATTATCACCCTTCCCAAAGCTTCTCAGGATCTAATGTACAAGTTACTAGCTTAACCGGTAGTAGTGTATTCTATGGTTCTATAGTAGCAGGTCCAGGAGGTAATGTAGAAATAACTGCTCCGTATACTGCTGGTTCATCTAATAATATTACAGTAAAAAATTTAAACATTACAGCCACATCAATAACATGTGTTGCTACACCTTCTTATCCTTCTACATTTGATTCATGGAGAACAGGAGCTAGTGGTAGCGGTGCTTCTATAAGTACTAATGCTACATTAACTATTACAGATGGAGCTGGAGCAGATCATGAAACTTATTTTGCTTACTTTACTTAATAAGTAGTTTTAAACGTTATGAAAATAATTTGGGTTTTAGATAATATAAGAGAACGTAAAGACTTTTACAGTAGACTCCACACACTTTTACTTTTATGCTCAGTAAAATTATGGAAAAAGTTCTATCCAGATGATTACTGTGTTCTGTATTGTGATTTGATGACTAAAGAGTTTTTAATAGATTTAAAAGTTGAATGCTTTTGGAATGAAATAATATTATTAAAAAGTAAAAAAAATATTAATAAAAGAGTATTCTGGGCATCAAGTAAGTTAGAAGCATTATCTTATCAGAAAGAACCGATAACTATCATAGATAATGATTTACTTGTATTTTTTCCAATTAAACAATTTCTAAATAAAGATAAAGTATATTTTCATCATCACGAAATAGGTAACGGTTATTATCCTACTAGTTTAGATAAGTACGTTAGACAGTTAAGCTACAGACCTAGATGG